ATTCAAGATATTTACAGTACCAAAGCCTTCTCAGCTTTCTCACCAGCATACAAAGTGTTCAAAATGCCAGAAATGGATTCAATTGTTCACGGATCAGTGATATTACTTGCTATTGGTGCTACTTTTCAGGCCATTCAATGGTTTAGTTCAGGCAGGACTCGCCCCCCTGTAGGAACACATGACCTTGAGCTCGCAACTCAGGACATGGAGCCATTGATACGCTGTGCCGACGATTTGGTGAGAGTCGTTGAAGGCTGCCGTAGAGCAGCATGCAGTCTTCTCAACCCAGTAGAAGTTGCTTGGGAGTGGACGACACGCCGTCCCCCAATTGTAACGGAACGTGAAATTATTCTTCAACTTGAAGAACCGTTACCAGATGATAACGACACCTACAATGCTCTAGGTGCCGACGATCATGTTGTTGGTTTAACACAACAACGAACAACAACCAACATAGTGAGTGAAACCACCCTCACTGTTGCCGAACGCCGAGTCCGCATGGGCCGATTAACTCGAACGATGATCGCACGTTTACGAATGGAATATGGAGTTCCTGAAAACTCCGTTGCCAATCGTTTAATGCTAAGACGATTCATCCATCGCAACCCTGAACTCTACCCTGGCATTCGATACACCCATCTTGCACAATGGACAGAAAGAGTGATAACTCTCGCTCTTATCCCTACATCAGCAGAACTCAATTACCGTGAGTTAGTTCATGTTAGGCAAGATTGGTACTCACGCATACGACGTTATTTTGGATATAGTCCTGTTTCCGACCGTATCCTCCGTATGCGTGAGTATAACCAAGCGTAGGAACCCTTGATCGTTTATGATGGGAGGAGTACATCAACCATAGCTCCGTTGTCTCAACGTAGTCTCTCCATCACTAAGCGATCAGGGATAGCGAAGATCCGTAAGTTGTATAATTACCCTTCACCTGGGTTCGGAGCACTTTTTATAATACACAACTCTGATCTTCAAACCGCAACAAGAGGTGTCTTGGAGCGAGTATTTTTGGTACAGAAGGAAGACCAATTTGTTCCCCCACCTAATGGGAACGAAGAAATTTTCTTCACTCGGTTAAATAAATTTAAACGCAAACTCATTGCACGTGCAAACCTCGTTGACCCTTTGGACTACAAGTCATTCATTGACCTCTATTCCGGGAAACGCAAACGTGTTTATGAAGAAGCAGTCGCATCGCTTGAGGTCAATCCCCTCAGCCCAGACGACGCTAAGGTGAAGTCATTCATCAAATGCGAAAAGATTAAATTAACCGAGGATAAGCTGGACCCATTTGGTAAGCATACCATGGGTAAGACCGATCCAGCACCGCGATTAATTCATCCACGATCTCCACGTTTCAACGCTGAAGTTGGTATCTTCATGCGACCCCTTGAAAAGGAGATGTATCGCGCGATAGCACGGCTATATGATGGGAAACCTGTAGTTGCCAAGGGACTGAACTCCGTTCAACTTGGACTATTGTTAGAAACGAAATTTCGTAAATTTAAGAAACCCGCAGCGATCGGATTAGACGCACATCGATTCGATCAACATGTTAGGAGCTACGCCTTGCGATGGTGTCACACTATATATTGTGAACTCGTATCCTCCGGGGCCAAACAACTTCGTAAACTGCTTAACCAAACCATTAGGAATCGTTGTACATTGTACACTCCTGATGGTTGCATCAAGTACACCACTGACGGATGTAGGATGAGCGGTGATATGGATACTGCTCTAGGCAACTGTCTCTTAATGTGTGCTATGATTTACGACTTCTGTGATACACATGGTATCAAACACGAACTCATCGACAATGGTGATGATGCCGTGATCTTCTGTGAAGCAGAAGATGTCCATAAATTTGCAACTTTAAAAGCTTACTTTCTGGATTTTGGATTTTCAATGAAAGTTGAAACACCAGTGTACACACTTGAGGAGGTTGAGTTTTGTAAAACTAGACCTGTTTGGGATGGACATGGCTACCGCTGCGTCCGTAATTTTCCTGAATGTGTCGACAAGGACCTCCATTCCTTTCTCCCAATTACGAATGAGAAAGCCTTCCGTCACTGGATGGCCGATACTGGCAACTGCGGCCTGGCATTAAACAGCGGAATCCCAGTCCTGCAGGCGTTTTATGACGCCTGTTTACGCTCCTCTAAAGGGGCGAAAGGATTTAATTTGGATTCCTCTCGAAAAGCAGGCGCTGAATACCTAGCTCAAGGCTTAACAACTGAGCAGCAACCTATCACACAGGAGGCTCGGTATTCATTTTTCCAATCCTTTGGAATGACCCCTGATGAACAAATTGAGATGGAACTATCCCTATCCACTCGACTGTTTACATATTCATCAGCGATTCCAAAATGCAGTCCCTCAGGGCATTAATAGACATTACGTATTAATCCTGAACAATCATATACTGTACATAAAATAATCACTGTAAATAGCATAAAATTTCCTTTCTTATCTCTTATATATTCCAATTCTTAAATGGCACGTCGCAAGAGAAATGCATTCATCGGTCCCTTACCGAAGAATCAACCAAGCATAACTATCAACACTGGTATCAAGAGCTCACAGACCACCAAAGGTCGTGGTAAACCACGTCGCCCCCGAGGCCGTGGCCGTGCATCAATTAGCAATGGTGCATCTCAGCAAATGATATCAAAAGTGTGTGGACAGGTTAACCCATTTTGTGCCGCCTCGCGTGGCGCCAAATGGAGTGATATGGCATCTGCATTCACCATTCCCTTCCAGTCGCGATTCATGATATCACTCATATCCGATGCGAATGGAGCAGGTGCAGCATACATTAACCCTTTACCTGTTGCGACTTATAACAAAAACGTAACTGTTGTTGCAAATGCAGTCACGGCCTGGGGAGCAACTTCCTCAGACCCATCGTATGCAACCATGTTAACTCTATCCACCGACTTTAGGGTCGTTTCATGGGGTTATCACTACATAACCACCGTTAGTGATGACAATGCTAATGGAACAATCATCTCAACTGAAGTGGGTTATGACATCACCGGAACCACTGGTTTCAACCTATCAAATCTTACAATTGGAACCAATGCTCATCTCCACGCCATTAGAGGCGGGGAGTTCTTCTACATTGGCAAACCAATTGATGATAGCGCCGCAGAGTTCAGAACTCAAAATGCTGCAACCTCACGAGCATGGTCAGCAGGCCTACTCATGTGGTCCGGTGCTTTCCCATCATTACCCATTGGTTACGTAGAGATCATAATAAATTATGAATTCAAACCATACGCTGACTCAATTAACACACAATTTGTTACGCCACCTCAAACTGATCACCCCATTATTGCACAAGCTGCGGATTTCGTTCGGTCGAAGATCACGGGATCCGTTGACGCTGGTAGTAAGGGTAGCAGTGTTATTCATGAGGTAGTTGAAGGTGCCGCAGTGGCTGCACTTGCTGCACTCGCAGCACCAATGATGCCAGAAATAGCAGCAATTGGTGCCGTCGGACGTGCGGCAAGAATTGCCAACCAAAGCGGGCATCTGCTCCTCACCATGTAAATAGAAAATATATAAGTCATCAATGTAATACATTGCATTCCGAAGTATGTAACTTCGGCTAAAGTAAAAATTTTAAAATCAGAAAATCAAATAAAAAAATAGGAAAATTACAAAATTAAATGATAGTTGGCAACTAATAGCCGAACCTGGTGGGAACACCCGCGCATAGCGTTAACAAGCTACCAATTGGACAAAGGTCCAATGCATTACTTGTCCCTGAGGGGTTTGTCTGGATGGCAAACACTTTTGGGTGACCAAACGCCACTTGCTAGGTGGCGCAATCAGGGTATGCATTCTCCCGAGCGTTTGCTCGAACATTTCCTTAAATCTCTTTGAGTGGGCTGAGGAAATGTCTTTAACTACGTTTTATACCGAT